AGTCTGCTGCAGTGGCACAGGACATGAGAGATTTACAACCAATGTTTTAAGGAAGAAGACAATGAAATTCAGTAAACAAACTTTGATTGAATTGGCATACAAAGATCACGACGACACGTTTGAAATCATTGAGACCGAAATGACAGGTCAGCGCCGTTGGGTGACAGAATATACTCAGGTATTTAAACATGACGGCAAATACTATGTCACCTATTTTGATCTTGGATCAACGGAGAATTGTGATACTAGCCCGTATGAATATGACGATGATGAAATTGAATGCGCAGAAGTAGTACCAGTTGAGAAGACCATCATCGTTTATGAGGAAATCAAATGACAGCCAATCTAATCTGGGCTACCCATGAAGCTGATAAGTTCATCGGCTACTGTGCCCGAGTCAGCAATCCAAACAATCAAGACAATCCCAACGTGGCAGGTCTGCTTAATTATTGTGCAAAGAACCATCACTGGTCTGTGTTTGAAATGGCTAGTGCTTGTATTGAAATCACTACCACCCGTGACATTGCCCGACAAATCTTGCGACACAGAAGCTTCAGCTTTCAAGAGTTCTCGCAAAGATATGCTGACGCTACACAACTCGGTGACTTCACCACCCGTGAATGCCGCTTGCAAGACAACAAGAATCGTCAGAACTCTTTAGAGACAGACGACTTTGACTTGACCGTGTGGTGGACAGCAGCACAGAAGCGAATGATTGACGAGACTCAGTTCTTGTATGGTGAAGCGCTGAAGCGTGGCATTGCCAAAGAACAAGCACGTGCTCTCCTGCCTGAAGGGTTGACACCATCTAAGCTGTATGTCAACGGCACTATGCGTAGCTGGATTACATTCTTGCAAGCACGACTTGATCCATCTACACAGAAGGAACATCGTGAGGTTGCACAGGATGTGTTGTCTGTGTTGCGTGGTGTTGCTCCGGTTACAGTGTCTGCTTTCTTTGGAGAACAATCATGACCTGCACCTGCCACCCATCAAGCCCGTTCTTGTGGGCACAACACCCTCGACCATCCATCTTCGCTGACGACTCCTACTTCAAAGCTAAGCAGTCTGCTAAGACAGGCTCACAACTGGCGACAGAGGTGGTAGAGCGTAAGCGTAAGGACAACGTTCATTACGGCACAATCTATGGCAGCGCTCGTGAACGTGAAGATGCCATCATCCGTAGCAAACTCATGCATATTTACAGCAAGGCAGGTACGAAATGAAAGTGTTTCTCGGACCCTATCAAGACGATGCTAGTCCTCGACAAGAGGATGTAATGATTGATAAGTGGGATAGCTGGAATGCTGACCACACCATAGCCCTCATTGCTGCACCGCTGCTTCAACAACTGAAGCTGACCAAGCATGGCTCAGGTAGTGTGGATGATGAGGACGTACCTGAAGAGTTGCGTAGCACGTCAGCACCCCCTGTTGAGAATGAATGGGACACTGATGCTAACCTGCACAAGCGTTGGGATTGGGTGTTGGACGAGATGAGCTGGGCTATGACAGAGCATGCTGATGGCACAGGTGATGACAAGTTCTTTGACCACAGTGAAGTGGATGAAGAGGCTGACCTGATTGAGCAGATTGATAAGATCAAGTGTGACTACGAAGGTTTGGATGCTTACAACAAACGTAAGCAGCGAGGCTTTGAGTTGTTCGGTAAATACTTTCAGAACCTTTGGAGTTGATATGAACTACATTTTGATTACCCGAAACCCTACAGGTAAAGGTATTCTTGCCATCATGAATGATGACGAAGAGATTGCACAGTTTGAAACTGAAGAAGAAGCTGAAGCCTGTGCTGACCAGCAACCGTTGTGTCAGGCATGGGGTTACCAAGTTGTAGAACTGGAACTATGACAATGAACAACTACGAACAAGCAACACAGGAAGTGCGCGATGCTTTCAATGCGTTGTGCAAAGGTCGTGTCAAAGCTGCTGTAGAGGCAGAGCGCGAGGCATGTGCAAAGTTGGCTGCAACAACAGTATGTGATGTCCACATTCCAACAGGTGTAAAAATCTATGGCACTGTGGCAGCAAAAGCTATTCGTGCAAGGACTAACAATGAACATTGAACAAGTCATCGTAGCCCTCACAGGCATAGGCTACCTCATCGTCGGTGTTCTTCAATGGAGCAAAGGCGAACTGAGCAACGGTATGATCTGGACAGGCTATGCGTTTGCACAGATTGGTTTATGGCTTAACATCAAATGATTGAAATAGTCTGAGTAGTTTACTTCTCAGCTTAACTAAAGGAAATGAAATGACTTACCCTATTGAGTTTCGAGAGGCCAAACGTGATGCCTTCTGTCGTGGTTGTGACACCAAGATTGAGAAGGGCGAACACATGGTCACCACCTACTCCTTCCGTAACCGAGGCCAGAGCATTCACTTCTGTGTCGCTTGTGCAGATGAGATTGGAAGGATGGTTAAAGACCATGAAAATGTCACACTGAAAGAGAGAGGTTGATGGCATTTATTCGCACTCACGTTAGTTGTGAACACTGCGGCTCCAGTGATGGGGCCAGCATCAACGACGACCACTCCACCTACTGCTTCGTGTGCAGTACACACACGCCCTCTTCCGAAAACATCACCATCATCAAGGAAACAAAAGTGATTGAACCAATTGCAGACATGAGCTTTGTCAAAGCTTTCAACAACGGCAACTCTGTCTCAGTGAGTGAGCGCCGCATCACCAAGAGCACGATGGAGAAGTATGGTGTTGTTCGTGAGAGCGGCAACTTCTACTTCCCCTACTACGACAAGGACAGCCAGCTTGTTGCAGCTAAGGTTAGACCTGTAGCAGATAAGAAGTTCTCCACTGTAGGTAAGTGGACAACAGGTACATTGTTTGGACAGAACCTCTACCCGTCCGGTGGTAAGTACATCACCATCACTGAAGGTGAGTTCGATGCACTGGCTGCGTTCCAGATGACAGGTAGCAAGTGGCCTGTGGTGTCTGTGCGTAACGGTGCTGGCTCAGCCTTGAAGGATTGCAAAGCACAGTATGAATATCTGAACAGCTTTGAAACCATCGTTGTCAACTTCGACGGTGACGAACCGGGCAGGAAAGCTGCTAAAGAAGTGGCTGAGTTGTTCGGTAACAAATGCAAGCTGTTCAAGCCTTTACCAGATCTGAAGGATGCCTGTGACTGGTTGAGTGAAAGTAAAGAAGCACAGTATGTTAGTCGTTGGTGGGCCAGCGAACCCTTTGTACCAGACGGTATTGTCTCTGGTAGCACACTATGGGACTTAGTGTCAGAGCCTATGGCACCTGCCGATTGCAAGTATCCTTGGGCTGGACTGAACGAACTAACCTACGGCATCCGCTTGGGTGAGCTTGTCACCATCACCGCTGGTAGTGGATTGGGTAAGTCGCAAGTGCTGCGTGAGTTAGCATGGCACCTGATCAAAAACACTGAAGACAACATCGGCCTGATGTTCCTTGAAGAGAGTGTTCGCAAGACTGCATTGTCAATGATGTCGATGGCAGCTAACGTGCCTCTGCATTTGCCCGACACTGCTGTGTCAGAGGACGACAGAAAGATTGCTTTCGAGAACACCTTAGGTACAGGTCGTCTTTACTTGTTCGACCACTTCGGATCGACCAGTATTGAGAACATCGTCAACCGTGTGCGCTATCTGGCTAAGGGTATGTCGTGCAAGTATGTGTTCCTTGATCACTTGTCCATCATCATCTCCAGTCAGGAGAGTGGTGACGAACGCAAAGCATTGGACGAGGTGATGACAAAGCTGCGTATGCTGGTGCAAGAAACCAACATTGCTCTCATCTTGGTCAGCCACTTGAAACGTCCAAGCGACAAGGGTCACGAAGAAGGTGCAGCAACATCGCTTGCACAACTGCGTGGGTCTGCATCGATTGCACAGCTTAGCGACATGGTGATTGGTCTTGAACGTAATGGTCAGGCTGAAGACTTGGTTGAACGCAATACAACCCGTGTTCGTGTGTTGAAGAATCGATACAGTGGTGTCACTGGACCAGCATGCAACTTGCTCTACAACAAAGAGACAGGTAGAATGTTTGAGATTGAAGACGAACCTGAAGGAGATGTGTTATGAAGACAATCAAACTGTTAGTTGAGTTGACCTATAACAATGATGCTATGCACGAAGACGATGCCGATGGTATTGCTTGGTTCAAGGATGAAGTCTTAGGTGGTGAAATGGTTGCGTGGTCTAACGAGATAGGGGACGAGCTTGGTTTCATCAAAGTATTGGAGATCCTATGAGTGACGTAGAACAATACTGGGAAGCCATACGAAAGCGATGGCCCCACCCCACACCAAGCTATCAACAGCTTGACCCAATGGAACAGATGATGTTGGTGCAGAGTGTCAACATCTTGTTGCAAATCTTAAACAACCGGAGAGTGTGATGAAAACCTACAAAGAACTAGAGCGTGAAGCTTACATGGCAGGCAACACAGCATTGGCTAAGCTTTATGCTGAGCTTGAAGATGTTGAGCATAACTTGTACATATATGAACAACTGAGGGACGACAATGAGTGACGGCGGCAAAGGATCTACACAGCGACCACGTTCTGTAGCTGATGAAGAATGGGCCAACCGATGGGATGCCATCTTCGGCAAAGACAAACCTGAACAAACAAAGGACAACGATGACGACATGGCTGAACCGCTACCTGATCGAAGGTGACTACATCGGTATTTGTACTAGCGAGGAAGACTACTATCGCACATTGAGATATTTGAAGGTGCCGATGTCGGAATGGGGTAGCTGGTTAAGCTCAGGAGCTCTAGCTACAACACACTTTTTAGACTCAGCAAAAGGCAACAGAGCCACTGTTGTCTGCATACCTGTGAAGCCTGAGACAGACGGCATCGACGTTGCAACATTGTTGGTACACGAGGCTGTGCATGTGGTGCAGGAATACTTTAGATGGATTGGTGAAGACAATCCCGGTACTGAGATTGAAGCGTATGCTATTCAGAACGTGAGTGCTTCGCTGATGAGAGCCTACCGTGATAAACTGTTCCCGAAACCAAAGAAGGAAAAGAAAGATGGACTACCTGTGGGACATAGAGACTTACAAGACAGCGTTCACATTCTCAGCGATCAGTGCTGATGAGTCGCATGCTGTAGCGTTTGAATGCTCCACCAGAAAGAACGAAGCTGCTGCTTTGTTCAGCTTCCTTGACGAGTTGAAGAAGAAGAAACACAGGATGGTGGGGTACAACAACATAGGCTTTGACTACCCTGTGCTGCACGACTTGTTGTCTGTACGAGACAAGGCAGTGACAGTGTCGGGTAAGGCTGTGGCTACACGTGCGTACAAGAAAGCACAATCCATCATTGGTAGTGACGACAGGTTTGGTCACCTCATCCGTGACAACCAACAGTATGTGCAGCAAGTTGACCTGTTCAAGATAATGCACTTCGACAATCCTGCAAGGGCTACATCGTTGAAGGCGCTTGAGTTCAACATGAAAGCTGACAGCATCGTTGACCTGCCCTACGATCCTCACTCTGACTTGACCGATGACCAGATCGATGTGTTGCTTGTATACAACATGCATGATGTGAAGATGACTCTGCAGTTCTACAAAGAATGCTTGTCACAGATTACATTCCGTGAAGAGTTGTCTACAAAGTATGGTCGTAACTTCATCAACCACAACGATACGAAGATCGGCAAAGACTACTTCATCATGAAGCTTGAAGAGAACATGCCGGGTAGTTGCTATCGTGTTGGTAAGAAGGGTGAGCGTCACATCAATCAGACAAAGCGACCAGTGATTCACATCAAAGATTGTCTGTTCAACTACTACGACTTCAAGCGCCCTGAGTTTCAGCTTGTGCTCGATTGGTTTGCTGCACAGTCTTTGACAGAAACAAAGGGTGCTCTGTCTGACATTGAAGAGAGCGACCTTGGTGACCTAGCAGCCTATGCTGAGATGGTGACGAAGCGTCAGAAGTGGTTCAACAAACCAAGCGATGATGTTGTTGCTGGCTTCAAAGCTTTGCATCCAATGGGTTGGGTGTCAGAGGAAGAGTTGAAGGTTAAGAAGAAGGGTGAGAAGCAGTATAGCTATTGGAAGAACTGGAGAGTTGCTACCAACTTGAACGTCACCATCAATGGCTTTCGTTTCGACTTCGGCACTGGCGGTATTCACGGATCTGTTGAGTCGCAGATTGTTAGTGATGATGATAAGTACATGATCATTGACGCTGACGTTGCATCCATGTATCCCAACATTGCCATTGCCAACCGTGTGTTTCCTGAGCACTTGTCTGAGAAGTTCTGTGACATCTACCAAGACGTGTACGAGCAGCGTAAGAGCTACCCCAAGGGCAGCGCTGAGAACGCCATGCTGAAGCTTGCATTGAACGGTGTGTACGGTGACAGCAACAACAAGTACAGCCCCTTCTATGACCCGCAATACACGATGACGATCACCATCAATGGTCAGTTGTCATTGTGCTTGTTGGCTGAGAAGCTGATGGATATTGAAGGCTTGACTATTGTGCAGGTCAACACAGACGGTATCACTGTGAAGCTACCACGTGACAAGCGTGACGAATACATCAACATCTGTGATGCTTGGCAAAGACAGGTTGGTCTACAGCTTGAGTATGCTGAGTATTCAAAGATGATTATTCGTGACGTGAATAACTACATTGCTGTGTACACCAACGGTAAGGTGAAGCGTAAGGGTGCGTATCAGTATGAAGACTTAGGCTGGCATCAAGATCAAGGCGGCTTGGTTATACCGATGGCTGCAGAGGCTGCGATGCTGCATGGTATTCCTCTTGATGTATATATCAAAGGTCACAAGAACAAGTATGACTTCATGCTCAGGGTTAAGGTGCCCCGTAGCAGCAAGCTTGTGATGGTGATGGATGATGGTACTGAGGTGCAGCAACAAAACATGTGCAGGTTCTATGCTTGCAATGCTGGTGGTGCTCTTGTTAAAGTGATGCCACCCCTGAAAGAAGAAGCTGAGCCACGCCGCATAGGTGTTGGTGATGGCTACGGTATGTGGACATGCAACGACATCAACGACTTCACATGGAAAGATGTCGATTACAAATACTACATTGACGCTGCTGAAAAGTTGGTGATACAATAGGTCTAGCGACCTGAAGAATATAGGAAGCTGACCCCTATTGAATTGGTCAGCATTTAAATCAAAGGAAACTCAAATGAGTGACAAGTTGAAACTGAAAGCCACAGTATATTGGGCTTCGTTGAATCGTAAGAACGAGATGGCTGATGCTTACACAGTTGATCTGTGTAATCTGTCTGACAAAGCAGTGGCTGCATTGGAAGAGATGGGCATCTCTGTACAAGAGAACCTTGAGAAGAAGCCTGAGCAGGGTAAGTACATCACCTGCAAGAGTCAGCGGCCCATCAAAGCTTTCGATCCAGACAACGAAGAAATCGTTGAAGACATTGGCAATGGTAGCAAAGCAATCTGTATGATTGGCAGCTACGCTTGGACATACAAGAACAAGAAAGGTGTCAGCCCTTCGCTGGCTAAGTTGGTCATCACTGACTTGGTTGAATACGCAAGCGGTGGCAACATCTCTGCTGACGACGAAGACGTTTTGTAAATGATTGCGCTTCTGGACTCGGACATTTATTGCTACCGAGCCGCAGCAGCATGTGAGAACGAAGATGAGCTACAGGCTGTTCGGTCTGTAGACTCTCTCATCATCAACACTCTCATGTGTGGTGTAGACAAGTGTGGTTACGTTGATGCGTGGAAGCTCTTCCTTACTGGCAAGGGCAACTTCAGAAACGACATAGCCACTACAGCCCCGTACAAGGGCAACAGAGCAGACAAAGTGAAGCCTAAACATCTGGCAGCACTGCGTCAACATCTGATGCAAGAGTGGAAGGCTGACATGTCTGAAGGTCAAGAAGCCGATGACTCCATTGCCATTGAAGCTACAAAGCTTGGTGACGATGGGGTCATTGTTTCGTTGGACAAAGACCTAGACCAAGTGGCAGGATGGCATTACAACTTCGTCAAGAGAGAAGCCTACTACATCTCTGAAGCTGAAGGGTTGCTCAGGTTGTACATGCAAATCTTGACAGGCGATACTGCTGATAACATCATAGGACTTCGCGGCATTGGCAACGTCAAGGCTAAGAAGATGTTGGAAGATGCGGCAGATGAGACAGAGATGTTTCAACGCTGTGTTGAAGCCTATGATAGTAACGAAGATAGGGTTGTTGAGAACGCCCATCTACTTTTCTTACGTAGACATGAAGGACAAACATGGACTCCCCCCTCCAAAAGAATGACGTAGCTGTGGTGCTGCGGCCCATCATTGAAGATGGTGTTGAATGGGATGGTGCTTTCCAGTTGATGGTGACTGTTGCTGGACCTGTAGAGCTTGATGAAGAACACATGCGTAGCTTGCTCACCGTTGCCAGCTACCTTGCTGCTGCTGTTCCGTTGATGGAAGAGAGCAAGGCTTTCACTGAGTTGCTGCGTGACAGGGCTGAACAACTATCTGGTGACGTACTCATTGGTGATAGCATGGCTCCGTTGCTTACCCGTAACACTAAGTGTGAGGGAGGTGTGCAATGAAGAAGTGTAGCGAGTGTCTCTACGTCAGTGTTCATGGTGATAGTCAGCCATGTGTTAGTTGCGATGACAATGGTAACAACTGGGTACTGTCACCACAATACAACCCAGAAAAAGTAGCGTTCAAACCACAAGTTATTCCTCCTACTGGTGTCAAGTACGACAACGGCAAACCACAATGGTCTTTGCTACCCTTCAGAGCACTGACACAGGTCGTTGAGGTGTTGACCTATGGTGCAAAGAAGTATGCCCCTGACAACTGGAAGAAGGTGCCCGATGCTCGTCGTCGTTACATCGACGCAGGCTTTCGTCACTTCACTGCCTATACCACTGGTGAAACAAACGATCCAGAAACTGGTAAGCATCATCTGGCTCACGCTATTTGCTGCCTACTCTACCTTGTAGCCTTTGACTTAGGAGAACACAATGACAAAAGTAACAGTGACATTTGAAGCTGAGATTGATGTTGATGACTTGGGTGCTGAATACAGCAACGAAGACTACCTCATTGACACTGTCAAGGAACACATTGTCTATGCCATGAGTAGGCTTGATGCAGAGATAACATTCAACAAAGTTGATGTGGAAGGACTAGAATGAAACTAACAATCACTGATGCTGAGAACGGCTTTGTTGTAGCAGTGGAAGAGAGCGAAGACAACTTCTTCTATTTCGTTGCATTAGATGTTGATGATGTCTGTGCCATTGTGCAGAACATCTTAGTCAATCCTGCTGATACATTGGACATGACTAACATTGCCTTTGAAGCTGTGCAAAGTGACAGATAAGAAACGCAATGGTGGTGAATGGACAGAGGCACGATTCAAATCTTTCGTGACCTCTGCCCTACGTGCTGCGTCACGGCGCTGGCCTCCGAAATACAAAGCCTTAAAAGAAGCTTTCGCGGGTAAGCAAGTGAATGCAAAGACTGGTAAGCTGGCAATGCATTACAAGTGCGCTGAATGCAAGAAGCTCTATGTTGCTACCGATGTACAGGTCGATCATATTAAGCCCGTTGTAGACCCTAAGAAGGGGTTTGTTAGCTGGGATAGTTTCATTGACCGTATGTTCTGTGAGATAGAGAATTTGCAGGTGATGTGTAAGCCTTGTCATAAAATCAAAACTGATCAAGAGAAACTTGAAAGGAAGAAGAAATGAGCTTCATCAAATATCAACACCTTGAACGCTACGGTAACACCGAAGTGGAAGGCATTGAAGTGGGGACATGCTACGTGTTCCCTAAGCTGGATGGTACTAACGGTAGTGTGTGGTATGAGGCTGGCACACTACGTTGTGGTAGTCGCAACCGTGAGCTATCACCAGACAACGACAATGCTGGTTTCATGAACGCCATGATGGACAATGTACCCGTACTAACGTACATAATGGCGAACAACGAACATGTTCTCTACGGTGAATGGCTTGTACCGCACACGTTGAAGACATACAACGATGATGCATGGCGTAAGTTCTATGTGTTCGATGTCTTTGACCGCAACAAAGAACGACTGCTCAGCTATGACGAATACTCAGAAGGTTTGGTTGCTGCTGGCATCAACGTCATTGCTCCTATTGCCATCATCAAGAATGGCAATGAAGCCCACTTCACTGAGTGTCTGAGTAAGGCACACTATTTGGTGAAGGACGGTGAAGGTAGTGGTGAAGGTGTGGTGGTAAAGAACTACGACTACCAGAACAAGTATGGTCGTCAGACATGGGCCAAGATTGTCACCAACGAATTCAAAGCCAAGCATCACATTGCAATGGGTGCGCCTGTTGTTGGTTGTGAAATCGTTGAAGAGAAGATCGTGGCTAAGTATGTGACGCAAGCTTTGGTGGACAAGGTTGTTGCAAAGATCACCAACGAAATGGAAGGGTGGTCAAGCAAGTATATCCCTCGTTTGATTCACACTGTATACTACGACCTAGTCACTGAGGAAACATGGAACTTCGTGAAGGAGTTTAAGAATCCAAAGGTTGACTTCAAGGTGTTGTCGCACTACACGACAGCAAAGATTAAAGAAATTAAACCGGAGTTGTTCTGATGAAAATTGAAATTGAAAACATCAAAGAAAACGAAGACGGATCTGCAGACTGCAACGTCTACCTAGACGAAGAAGCTAAAGACTTCTTGATTCGTTATGCGATCATTGCCTGTCTCACTGAGGCTATCGAAAAGGGTAAGATTGCAACACCAACAGAGGAAGAGAAAACAGAATGAACATCGATACATACCAAACAGAAGCAATGAAGCTTCGTCTGCCAACTGCAGATCGGGAGTATGCTCTATTGAATTTACTAGCCGAGGCTGGTGAAGTGGCGGGTAAGGCTGCAAAGCTGCGCCGAGATGGGGGCGATATTGAGAAATACAATAGCGACATCAAGAAAGAACTGGGTGATGTGATGTGGCAGGTTGCTGCTGTCGCTAAAGATCATGGTTTCACTTTGTCAGAAATCTGTATACACAATTTACAAAAACTGTGGGGCAGAAAAGACAACGGTACACTGCAGGGCAGCGGTGACAATCGATAGATGGTATAACTCCTACCCCTCCCACACCTAAGCAGCTTCGGCTGCTTTCTTTTCCTCTAACACAAAGGTATTATTACATTGGCTCAGCTATTCTACTCCTATCTTATCTTTTGGTCGTTCTAAGCGCGGGTTGCCTATTAGCTGTTTTCTTAATTATATGGATGATAGTGCAGAAGGTTTGGTCGATAACCTTTCAGAAACTAATTGGCTCTCGATGATGGGTGGTGGTGTCGGTGTTCACGTTGGTATTCGCAACAGTGACGACAAATCGACAGGGGTGATGCCACACTTGAAAATCTATGACGCTAGTTCATTGGCCTACCGTCAAGGTCGTACTCGCCGTGGTAGCTACGCCGCCTACCTCAACATCAATCACCCTGACATCATTCAGTTTCTGGAGATGCGTAAGCCCACTGGTGACCAGAACGTTCGCACCTTGAACATGCACCACGGCATCAACATGTCTGACGAGTTCATGAACATCATTGAACGCTGCATGAAAGACGACAATGCAGACGACAGCTTCAACCTGATCAATCCCGCCAACGGTGAAGTGGTTGAGACTGTGTCAGCTAAGTATCTGTGGCAGAAGATTCTTGACCTGCGTATGCAGACAGGTGAACCCTATCTTGTCTTCATTGACACAGCTAACAAAGCTTTGCCATCTTGGTTGCAAGACAAAGGATTGACCATCAATGGTAGCAATCTCTGCACAGAAATCTTCTTGCCAACAAACGAGAACCGTACAGCCGTGTGCTGCTTGTCTTCATTGAATCTGGAATACTATGACGAATGGAAAAAGGACAAACAGTTTATCCTTGATGTTATGGAGATGCTGGACAACGTGCTGCAATAC